AGCAATTTTGATTTTCCCTTTATCGTGTCTAAGGCAGACAACAAACATACCGCCATATTCACCATTAGCGTTCCAAGTGTCCATTACTTATTCCGCCTAACAGGTCTAACATCTAAAGCAATAATGTCTATTATGTTTAGGTGAGTGTAAATCCACTTCTTAGCCTTATCCCTATCAGGAAAATCTAAGCTATAGATTTGATTAGTGTTATCAGTAATACGATAAATAGTCATTAGTTATCCCTTTATCTTGTCCCAAGTTAAGTCATCTAGCATACTTTCAAACAATTCGTCTGTAGTTTCATGCCAAGCGTCTAAGGCTTTTCTAAAATTATTTGTAAGTTCTTCTTTAATAATTTCGTAGCCATTGCCTTCTTCCCAACGCAACTTAACATATTGTTCTTCGCCATTGAATTCAAAATAGATATCTCTAACCCAATGATTAACTTCTTCATCAACAGATACAAGTTTTAAGTCTTGTAATCCCGATAGTTTCATTTGTTTCCCTTTCATTTAGATAGCCCCTTTCGGCTACACAACGATTAGAACACACGACACGACACCACACAAGCACATTTCAAGTTTCGTTATCAAACCGTTATAAAACGCTAAAACCCCCTAAACGAGAGGTATTTAGGGGGTTAGCAAAGCAGTAAAGGGGCTAGGTATCACAACTAAACATTTAGAAACCCTTTACCGCAAATCTATTCTAGCGGTTTATTGCCCCGCCTTTCATTACAACTCTTATGCGCTGGCAACAATAAAGCAGTATCACCATTATCGCTAGGAACAGCGTGGTCAGCAACCCAACTATCATTAGCCCTAGCCCCATCACCGCACAAATGGCAAACCAAAGCAGTTTCTCTAACCAACTTCGCCCTAGCCCGATAAGACCCCGAATACTGCCCCGTCTGCTTCTTAACCAAATTTCGTTTCGCATTATGAAGTTTCTTAACCAAATTTTCGTGTTCATCACACCTATTACCACCCTTAGTCAAAACTCCGCAGTCCAAACAAGGCTTAGGAAACCTACTCACTTCTCACAATTCCTAATCGCATCAACTTCAGTATCAAACCTATCCCAACAATTCTCAACCAAATTCCAACCAAATTTCAACCAAATAAACCAAATAAACAAAACAGCAAAAACCAAATTCAACCAAAACAACGCTTTCTCCCAACCAGAACACCAAGTATGTTTCAACCGAATTTTGAACCAAATTTCAACCAAATTACGCATCCTTACCCCAACCAGAACCCTTAAACTGAACCCCAACCGAACCAAACAAACGAACCAAATCTTCACCACACTCAACACACTTCACAGGCACTTCAGGTGTCTCACTTATAGAAGCCGATACAACCAAATAATGACCATTACTACATTGATACTCATAAATCGGCAAACAAATCATCTCCCTTTTCTTCTTCTATTTTCTCGGCAACAAACCTTAGCCTACCTTCAATAATCGGCAAATACTCTTCAGTCAACTCCACACCAATAAACCTAAACCCTTCCAGCAACGCAGCCTTACCTGTTGAACCAGAACCAGTAAAAGGGTCAAGAACAATACCGTTAGGCGGAGTTACTAGCCGAACCAAATAACGCATCAGAGATGTTGGCTTTACTGTTGGATGAATGTTTTGAACTTCACCTTCGTTTCGGTCTTTCTTATTTGCCTTAGCAACATAAAAAAACCTACTTGCCCCACCAGAATCAGCAACACCCTGAATAGACTCGTATTGATGTCCAGCACCACCACCAAAAGGTTTAGCACCATCAACCCAACGATTTATCACACCAGAACTTTTACTGAAACCAGACTGTTCATCAAGAAGGTCTGCTGTGTATTCGTCTAAAATAATGTTTGCTGGCCAGCGACCAAGAGTATAAGTAGTAATACCATTAGTTTCTTGTGGGATTCCCACACCTTTACCACCTAATGCCTTACCACCAATAACTGTTCTTTGATACTGTGGTATGGTTTCAGTTCCAATACGACTACCACCAATGTTTAGCCCACCAGTTCCAAACTCTAAAACATTCTCAGCCACAGTGCCAACCAAAGGCTTACGAGCAACAACAATAGGCTCAAAAGCAGGCTTCAACGCTGTTCCCCAACCATCCCACTTCTTAGCATCATCAGTAGCAGGGGCAGTAAATTCAAAAACATCTTGCTTCACAGTTTCACCAGCACCAGAACCATCAGGTTGATGAAAACCAGATTTCATAGTCTTACCATTACCAGTCAAAGGGCGAGAACCAACAACTTCTCTCTCAGCACCATACAACTTATCTATTGCCTTACTAATATTGTGCGACTTAGGAAAACCAGAACCATACAACCAAGCAATCGAATCACGCACTTCAAAACCAGAATCTTCAATAGCAACAGCCAACCTATGCCAAGTACGAGAACCACCAAAAGCCAACAAATGACCACCAGGTTTCAACACACGCAAACACTCACGCCAAACATCCGTATTATAGGCAACCCCAGAAGCATCCCAACTCTTACCCATAAAACCAAGTTCATAAGGTGGGTCAGTAACAATAGCATCAACCGAATTGTCGGCAAGCGTAGGCAAAACATCTAAACAACTACCCAAAAACACAGTAGCGTTATCTAACTCAAGCGTAGGTTTCATAATTACTCTTCTTCTGGTCTAAAACCAATCTGCAACTCAGGTTCTCTCACAATCGCCTGTGAACCCTGCTCAACCTGCGAACTAACATTCACAAAAGTATTAGGCTCACTCAACGAATGAATATGCGTTGCCCGCCAAGACTTCAACAACTGCAAAGCAGACTTCTCATCCGTCTCAAACTCTGCCCCACAAGAACAACGCTCACGAACCATTTACAACTTCCAGACAGTCCCAGTAAAATCCTTTCCCTTTTCAACAGCAAAACAAACCAAACCAGGTTGGCTATCTTCACCAGCAGTATGCCTAAACCAATTACTACCATTATCTAAAGTAGCGGCTTGAATCCAAAACCTGCTAGAACCAGATGGTGTAGAACCAAGTTCCTGAACCCGTAAATGATGAAAATGCCCGCTCACACCGATAGTTGCAGCGTGAACAGGTTGCTTACCAAAAGCCTGTTGCCGCCACCAAGTAGGAACTTGGTCAGGTCGGGAACTTTGATGTCCATGCCACAACCCCAAAATATGTTTAGTATCCCCGAAAATGTCGTAAGCCAAACTCTCATCATTAGGTTGCGGTTCAAAAAACTTGATAGGCAAACCAACTTCATTACTCAACCGAGCCAAAGTCCTACCAATATGAATACCCCAATCATCCAAAGTATTACCCACACGCTGTTTAGATACACGCCATTGACAATGATTACTACCAACCGAAAGATAAGAAACAGGAGCAAACTTACAAAGTTCCTTCAAAACATCCCACGCTAGAGTAGTAGCAAGGTCAACCTGTTGCATAATACTTAGCGTATTTGTTCTTAACTGCATCAAATTAGCGGCATTACCAAAATTCTCGATAGTATCGCCAACATCACAAAATACAATCTTTTCAGGTTTTACTTCCCTACATTTCGCAATAAGAGCTTTCTTTTTCTCTTCCACACGCTGCAAAAATTCTTCAGTTCCGCCCCTATGGTCAGCCTTACCTACCTGTAAATCCGACCACAACACAACCAAAGCCTTACCAGAAACTGAAGTCTTAGGTTCAATCTTTTTAGTTTTCTTGGCTTGCGAATACAACAAAGGCAAATCAACTACAGCATTACGCTTCCTAAATCGAAACTTATAGGAAGTTAGCCACATAGGTTCAAGCGGAAACGGTCTAGCAACCTGCCAGCGAGAAGTTCTAGGTTCACCAACAATCTCAATCAATTCAGGGTCAAAACCAGCATCAACCAAAAATTGGTCAAAATCAGGCTTTTCATCATCCTGAACAGGTGGCAAGATTGCTTCACCTTCAGTTCCATCAAACTCAACTGCTGGATTCCAACCAGAAGGTGGATTTATTTTAGGTGCAGGAGTAGCTAAATTTTCCAACATGAGCAAGCCTTCAATCTATGTCTCCGCATACTGTTATCACTAATGTTTATGTTTCGCTTCTTTAACTCTCGTGATAGCACCGTCAACTGCCAACTAGGATTCATCACAGCTTCTTCAAATATCTTGGCATCAGCATCCGATAAATCATTCTTTATGCTTTTAACTCTACAGGAAAATACCTTGCCTGGTATATTCAAATCTTCAAGCATCTTTGCCATCCAATAAAATAGGGCTAGTAATATTGGCGCATAACTCCCTAATGCTTGCTAAAACAACAGGATGAGTTACTGTATTAGTTTCTTCAATAACATCTGCTATCTTATGTCTGACAGCATCAAAATCTGCTGACCAAACCAAATTATCGTCACGCAAAAACTTAACTGCATCTTCCGCTTTTTTATTCATCATCATTCCCTTCATAATCATTTTTATCATCAATCAATTTCGCTAAATATAAGATAGTGAAAAATCCAACCACTAACATTAGGACACCAACCACCCCAATAGAAGCCAATAATTCAAGCATTAGAGCTGCCTTCAGCAGAATCAAAATCTTCTTCAGCTTGATACAAACGCAAAGCGTGAATACAAGGGTCTCCCCCTTCATCCCAAGCATCTAACTCTTCTTTAGTCATAGGTAAACCATCATGTGTTTCACAAACAGGTTTGCTAATCCACTTCTTTTCCCGACCAATCTTTATCCATTCTTCAAATTCCATTAGTTTTCCTTTGTTTTACATGAATCGCACAGTTGTTGACATGAACAATCTCTGTCGCTACATCTATCACAAGTGCAATCACTCATTTGTTTTCTCCCTTGATAAGAGCAATAAGAATTTCTTGTGGTAACCACCATCTACCAATAGATTCATCAAAACACCAACCCTTTTCTAATGCTTGCTCTGGTGTAAGTTTTTCAGCTTTTAGTTCTTCTAGCAGTTTGATGATGCGTTCACGTTCATCTATAACCCCAAAATCATGCCCCATATTTGCATATGTATTAGCAACAAAGGCTAAAGATTCTTTAAGAGGATTATCTAGGTCTAAAGTTAAATCTTTTATTGCGTAAGCATCTATTAGTTTGATGATGCGTTCACGCTCTTCAGCACGACCATTCTCATAAGCCCTATGAATCCACTCATTCAACTTCTCAGATTCAGCCCAAGACATTACGAACCTTTCTCTTCAAATCAGGTTTCACAAAGAAACGCCAACGATTACGCAAACGATAAAACTGACCAAACAATAAACAACGCCAACTAAACTCGGCTCTATGCTTTGCCATTCATAACCCTTTCTCTCGGTATAAACCAAATCTAAACCAGAAACCACTTAGACACAAGCAGTAAAACCATAAATAACGAAATCGTTATAAATGAGTAATCTGGACCTTCACGCCAGTCCAACCATCAACCGAATACCGTTTATAAGCCAACAAATTCACAATCCTGGCATCATCTACAATAGCCCCACCCTTAGTCAAACCATCCCCAACAGCTCTAACCAACTTATCTAAATCAGGCATCACAGACGGAAACTCCCTAGAAACAGAAGAAGGCTTCGGAAGATAAAACCAAAGTTCCACTTCCAAAGCCCCATCAATAGGCTCATCAAAAAGAGACCTACACTCTTCTTCTATCGCAGCTCGCCAAGCAGGAAGATTCTTACTCGCTTCAATAAAACGATTATTCCCAACATGCCTTTTAGAGCCTTGCGGTGCAGGTAAACCTTCAACTTCAAACCTACTTATCATACTTTCTATAATAAGTGGCACAAAGAACAAGGAACCAAATAGTAGCCATAACATAGCCCAACAAAGCCGTATTATCGTCAGGACTATTCAGCCCCAACCAAACAAAACTCAAAATAGTTGCACTAACAATAGCTATTGCGGCAATCAAAATGTTTCCCAAGATGAACCAGCAGACAACACGACAACTTCATTAGCGTTAATAGTCAACTGACCATACACAACAGGTTTACCTTCCTTATCAGTAAACTCGTTCACATTCGCTGAAGCACTACCACGAACATTCACAACTTCACCAACCTTCACAGGATGACTAGACCAAATTTTATAATTTAACTTCCCTTCAGTCCCATCAGCCTTCCTAAAAGTGTCCTGAGCTATAAAAAACTTAGGAAAAACCTTAGTAACCGACAGATTTGATGCTTGGATTTGATTGGGCATTTTACCCTTCTTTCTTTTCTATATGTTTTGGATTTACACAATCGGCATGATTGCATATTCTTTTACCTGGCAGGACAGCAGTCCCATCAGACATTGGTGTAATTCCGTCATCATCATAATCTCCCTGATGCGGAATACATTTAAGGTTCCCATACTGAAGAACCTTAGCGGGTTTAGCACGACAAGAAACACAAAGCAAATCAGTCCGCTCACGCTTATCAGGAGAAACAACCCACGAATAACCGCATTGGAAACAAATAACCTTGTTCTCATCCACAACCCAATCCTATAACTCAAACGCTTTTACAAAGCCGACAATTCCACACGATTTTGTCATGTTCGCAAAACTTTGGTGGAGCTGCCTGAACCTTAGCCATCTGCTCATCATAAATTCGCTCCCGCTCTTTCTGCGCTTCAGCAGCTTTAGCCTTACGCTCCTGCTCCGCCAAATCCCATTCAGCCTGCAACTCTTCTCTAGTTTTCTTTCTCTCAGGCAAAGGACCATCAAACCACCTATCGCCATTCAACCAAGTAGTCGGATGCGGAATAAACTCAGGCTCAGGCAAATTACGGTCATTACCAAACCGAATAGCACCAGCCAAAATCTCATCAAAACTACTTCTAGCCAAAGCACTCTCAAACGCTTTCAAAGCAGCTCGCTTAGAGACCTTTCTCGGATAAACATTCCAAAATTCTTCAAATTGAGCATATATGGTTATATATGGTTCTATTGATGTTTCGTGTGCCAATATAGTCACCCCTGACTTACCCACTCTGTCACCCCTGATTGCACCATCTGTCACCCCTGAAATCGAAATCCAATACTTATTCGTCTTGTATTGGCTCTTACCTTCACCACCCTGCGGTTCAACAACCAACTCACCAAGTTCCTGCAAATACTTGATATCCCGCTTGACACTTCTTTCTGAAGAATTAGCGTATTTAGCCAAAGTAGCAATACTAGGCCACGCACCATTATCGCCATGATGATTAGCAATACCAATCAAAACGACCTTAGCCCGCCCTTCAGAGCGAGAATGGTTCAAAACAAGTGAAATCATCTCTACGCTCATTTCAAGCCCCCTACGAGCCTTACAAAGCCTTTTTTGCGTAGGTTCATAACCATTACCCTTCTTCCATCATCAAAGCATCACAAAGTTTCTTAGCTGCAACAGCCACATCATCCCTATCGCCAGCCTGAAAACGACCAGCATTAAACATAATCTTGTCTCTCTGGTCCCGAATAGCCCTAAGTTGCTCAATCTCCAACTCATAAAACCTACGAGCCTTAGCAACCTGGTGAGACTTCAAAACCCGCAAATCAGGTTTCTCTGTAATGTGCGAACCATTTCGTTCGCTTTCCAAACTATCCACAATAACCCCTTCTACAGACTCAAACGATAAAGAGTCCTATTCCAATCATTATCAATCAAAAACCAGTCACCCTTCATAAAATCATAGATAGGAGTCTGCTCAGGAAACTTAAATCTCTCCAATTTCCAGCCATAAACCAAAGCCTTATCCCTAAAAGCAGCATTAGATTCCATCAAAACATTAGCTTCACTACACAAAGCAATCAAATTAGACGGAACATCCAGCAATTTAGAGCCACCCATACCACGATTTATACGGTGTTGGGGGACAAGCGTATCGTCTATCCTGCCACAATGCCAGCAACAAACATCACGCTTGACCACCCTAGACCAGACAGCCTTACTAACCATGCCTAAAGGTCAACTCCACCTGTTTAGCAATAACAGCAGTCAAAGTTCCAGCATCACTAATCTGCTTAATTTTCGCCTTGACACGACTCAACTCAACTTTAGCCATATCTAACTCAAACTTTACTTCAGCAGTCTTTAGACGAGCCACAGCAGTCCTATCAGCCACAGTTCCCTGAGCTTCAAGAAAAGCCGACTGGTAAGCCTTCTCATACGCTAAATCCCTGTCAGCAACCTTAAACTCGGCATCATACAAAGCATTAATCCCCTTTTCGCCAGACTGGATAAGTTCATTGAGTTTAGCGATAACCTGGTCAGGACTAACTATTTCCAAGTTGCTTACCCCATTCTTGAATCTTCTCTAACCTATCCGCAGGCATACCAGCATCTTGAGCCAACTTAAAAGTAGTTCTTAACCCTTCTAAATTTTTCTCGTAAAACTGTTCACCCGCCTTCTGATACAAAGACTCCCATTCAGCACGATTTACCTTATCCATCTCACTAGCGGAAGGTCTCTTACCTTTAGGGCTGAACTCACCACCAAGCGCACTAATAGCACGACCATAAGCAGAAGTAGCACAATTCTCAACAAAACTTGTTTTATTGATATGGCTAGTGCCTAAGCGTTCTTCAGCGAAATCAACAGCAGCAGGTTTCTCATCTGCCTTATCTAAAAACACTTCAGCCTTCATAACAACCTGAGATTCATTCAACAAAACAATCTCCAAGTTCAAGCGACCTTCTGGAAACTTAGCCCAGAACAGGTCAATTCTTTCCTGAACAGTTTGATACTGTGAAAGGTCAAAAGCCATTACACTAACCCAACTTCCGTCTTATCATCCAAAACCAACCAGGTGCCAATACCAGCAATCTGGATAGCAATAGTGTCCTTGTTCCATTCCTGAATACCAGTAATCGGACCAACAATGACCGTATTTACCTTATCTGGAATGAAAATGTTTAGAGTGACTAAATTACCTACACTCAAATTTGAACCTTTTACATCTGACATTTTTAACCTTTCTTAGAGATAGTCAAATATGGTGTGCCACCAGAACGAGCTGAACGAGTAGCAACAACCTTTCCATTTACAAGACCATACTTTGCTTTACCCATAAAGTCAAGAACTCTGCTCTTAATTTCATTCAACGACTCTTGGGCAGACTCCAACTCGGCTTGCTTCAACAACAAATGCATACCAAATGAACCCAACTCAATCTCATCTTCCACAATGTCAGGATGCATAGCTCGAACCGTTTGATAAGTAGACTCAGAACCATCCCAATTAGGCGCATAATCAGACTGGACACCATCCCAAAAATCCTGCACACGCTTCACCATAAGTTCAGAAAACTCCTGGTCATAATCCAAATCATAAGTAACCAAATTATTGCCTTGAAACAAAACAACAAGTTTGCACCACTTTAAGCCAAGCAAATGCATATACCATTGACATTGAGCCACATACTGTGGTGGCACTTCATCCCAACGATAACCAGCAGTCTTAATCTCCAGCAAACCAAACTCAACTTCACCAGTTATAGGGTCATTGAGTTGCAGAATACCGTCAGGATTGGCGTGACGGTAATCATCAGCCCAAGTTCCAGTCAACCAAATCTTGTAGGCAGGATTCTGTTTAGCCCACTCATCACGAATAACAGGCTCAAGAACAGTCCCCCAAAACATTTTTTCATTCTGCTCAAAAGACTCTGGAATCTTCCCACTTAACTTCGCCCACAAAGTATAGGCAGACTCCCATTGGTTCAAACCAAGAATAGTTCCAACTTGAGAGCCACCAATACCATTACTACGCAACTCATGCCACTCAGCACTTTGATTCTCAAAGTCCCCAATAAGCACAGCCTTACCAAACAACGGATGTTCTAATTTAGACATAATCCCTTTCTCCTTTACATTTCGTAGATTTGTCAGTATGGTTATCTTATGCCTACCCACCGACAAATGCAAACAAATCAACAAAAATTATTTGAATTACACGAACTCGTGCTAAAAGAAGGGCAAGTTCCCTGCCAAAACGCACCAGACCTATTCTTTCCAGAACACAAAAACCAGGCAATAGCCGCAGAAGATACTAGATACGCTAAAAGCCTATGCGCTGAATGTCCAATAATAGACCAATGCCGAATGTATGCGATAGAAACAGATGAACCATTCGGAATTTGGGGTGGACTAACCAGAGAAGAACGCAAACAATTTATGCGAGTTATTTCTTCTCGGAAGCTTCCTTTGCCTTTTCAATAGCATCCCTAGCACCACGAGCAACATCAGCCTTAGTAGCACGACCAGTCGTAGCAATAGCGTAGCCAATAACCGAAATAACACCCAACATTAGCGTTCCCCAAGCAACCAAGACACCAGTAAGCCAATTACCTGTAAGAGCAGCTCCCACACCCATAGAACCACCAAGAATATAAAGAAAGATACCAAAACCACGCCAACTAAGCGAAGCCACAACATCCAAAACATCTTTCAAACGAGCCTTCATAATTACGCCTTATTCTCCAAAATATGCTTCAACGGGTCAACTAAATCATCATAAGCAGCCAAATGAATATTCGGATTACTCCAAGCCTTATTAGCCTTACCAATGCTCAAATGTAAATGTGCGCCAGTAGAAGCAGAACCACTAGGAGTCTTACGGCCACCACCAACACGACCTAACACAGTCTTACCGCCTACAACCTTATCCTGAACCTTCAATGGAGACTGCTCCGCCAAATGAGCATACAAAACCCAATGCCCATCCTTAGCAGAATGAATAACAATCCAACCTAAAACATCAGTCCAAGTATTTACAAATACAGTTCCATCAGTAATAGCCTTGATAGGAGACAATTCTTTAGGAGACCAATCCTGACCCCTATGTGGCCTACCATTACGGTAAGGAGCAAGATTGCCAAACTCGTCACCACGAGTCTTAGGGTCAAAAGGTTCAAAATACACAGCAGACATACTATTCCTTCGGGTTGCGTAAGCGGAAAGTAACAATCCAAACCGCTAGTGATACCAGAATACACCAGCCAACAACACTCTTTGCAGAGCCTTCAAGGACTATCCAGGCAACAAACATACCCAACAAAGTCCAAAGTTGACCAATAATGTCATTCAAAAAGTTTCTCACTTTATTCTCCTAATAGATGACGGTGCTGAAATAGACAAGCCAACAGCCGCAGTTGCTACCTGAGTAACAATCACAGCTGCAACAACAGTTTTTTCAGCCTTTTCTCTTACCTTCGGTGACATATCTGCACCAAAATTACCTAAAGCATTAAACGCATTAGTCAAACCAACAATAGTTGCACCCAAAACAGGAATATCAGCGATTTCTTCAGGCACAACTAAATCATCAGCCTGAGCAACCAGCATCAACTGTTCCAACGCTAAATCGTATTCTTCAGAACCAGGCACAGCAGTTTCTAAAGTGTTATAGGCATCTTCTATCAAAATCTGCAAATCGCTGTCAGTAAGTGTTTGCGGGTCAATAGAGTTCAAATCTACATCTGTTATAGAAGGCTCAGGAACAACTATAGGCTCAGGTTCCACAACAGGTTCAGGTTCTATTACAGGTGGAAGAATTATAGGTGGTTTTACTATTGGTGGCTCAACAATAGGTGGTTCGACAACAGGTGGCTCCACTATTGGTGGTTCAACTATAGGCGGCTCAGGAGTAGGAAGTGGAGTAGGTTCAACAGGTGGAACTACAGGCTCTAAATTTTTAGAAAACGCTGAATCAGGAACAACAGTAAAAGCAGAATCACCAAACGAAGCATACAAAACATTACAAGCCCCGCCACCATACTCATACCACCAAGCATCAAACTTCTGTGGAACACCAGCTTCAAAAGTATGAACACCAGAACCCCCAGAACAACCCTTCAACCACCAATTATCAATTACAGTCTGCTCACCAATAGACATAAAAAATCCATCATCAGCCAACGACTGAAAAAACACATCACCAGAAAAATCAAAAGTAATATAACCGTAATAATGAATCAAAACAAAATCTGCCTGACAACCAGCAACAACATCACCACCCCAATCGTGATTTAAATTAGAAACAGAAGTCCAAACAGTATCAGACTGACACAAAACATACTCTTGATGCTCAGGCAAGGCTGAAGGGTCAAAAGTATAGACATCTACACCCAAACCCTGCAAAGGTTCTGCCTGAGTCGTAGATGTAAGGCCTAAAAGTGGTGTAAATGCCAAAAACAAAACAAACAGAACTCTTGCAAGTTTTGGCATAATACCTTTCTATTGAATCAATTTAATAAGAAAACCAACAAAAACTGATGTAATAACAGCAGACAAAACGCCAGTAACCCAAGCAGACTTCCAGCGAGCCTTTTCCAACTCACGAATACGAGCTTCATGGTCAATAACCAAATCAGCATGGCTAGAAACATCCCGCTTGATAACCGCAAGGTCAGTTTTAATTTCAGCCATATCGCTAACTATTCTTTGGAGAAGTTCACTATTATTAGGGCGCTTGACTTCAGACATTATCCCACCGCACTCGAAGCACTCATTTGGATAGCCTGATAGTAAACAGTCTCATCAGCACCAGTAGCATCAGACACATTTCGCACAGTAATAGTTGCTGAACCAGCTGCAACGGTGCTAGCAAAAGCAATGTATCTAGGGCCAGTAGTCCAAGCAAAAACAACAGGAGCAATACTAAAACGGTTAGTTGGGAAAGTAACATTCACAGCAACCTGAGTATTAATTCCTAAAGCACCAGTAGTCGCAGAAGCAGTCCCAACAGCAACCGCATAAGGCAAAGGAAGCCATTTAGAGCCGTCATAATGCTGAATCTGGTCAACATCAGTCAAATAAGAAACCATGCCCGCAGAGACCGTTCCAGCCCCTAAAGCAGACCCACGAGCAGCAGTCCCCGCAAAGACCATCACAGCCTGGTCCTGAAGATAATTCTGCACATCACTAGAACTCAATACGCTACTAGCTGCAAAAACTTTACGACCCGAACCAGGCATCTAAACTCCTAAAGACCTAACACATTTACATCTAGTTTACCAAAATCAGCATCACTCAACACCAAAGCAGGAATTTTAATGCTTTCTAACAAGTAAGTGACATCATGGCTACCAGGAGCAGCTTCATGTTGCACACCAATAATACGCACAAAACGGTCAATAGTATTGCCAGTATTATTTGGCTTAAATCTAACTCTAGCAAAACCATTTAAAAGCACTTCATTTAATAAAGTCGCTTGGTCATAACTATTTAATTCATAAAAATTGACTCTAATACTGTTAAAACGGTATTCAGGTTGCGAATACTTCCCACCAATATAAGTAGCAAGATTACCCAATCTAAACTTATCTGAATACAAAACATCATCTAAAACATAGTCAAAAGGTTGATAAGCTGCTATAGAAGAAGGGTCATGTGCATTACCCTGAGAAACTCCATCCCAACTATTTATTTGAATACGGTTATAAAGCAAAGTAGTTGAATAACTAACATCAAGATAATCGTATTTCCAAGCAGGAATAGCAGAACCAGCAGAAATATAGGTCGTATTATCGTCAGCAAAAGTAGTTATAGTAGCCGAACCCATTACGCTACGACTATTATCCTGAAACTTCAAAGAATCTGTGCCATCAATAAACAACTGACCCTGCTCGGAAGATTGAATTTTTTGTAAATACTCTAAAACATTCGTTCCATCTTCAATGGTGTCAGCATCAAGAACTTGAGTTCCAGCATCAATAACCCGTGAACCCCAAGCAGTAGGCCATTGAACCATGTCATCATTTAGAATACGAGAAACTCTAGCACCAGAAAGTTCACTAGGAAAAGTTTGACCAATCAAATATTGGTTAGAAAATAGATTAGTTTTTTCACTAGCCGCTAATGAAGCAATAGAATTTCCATTCACATCATAGGTTAAAGTCCAATCATCAATCAGACCAGAAAAAACAGCGAAACCAAAAGCAGACACATAAACACGCTGTTTAGGTTTGACATAACCATAAAGCGGAGAAGAAGTATTAGTTGGGTCAAAAGCCCTATCTTGATTATTAAAACTAATACTTATAGTTCCAGGTTCATAATAATCAAGTTCTCTAGTCTTTCCCCTAGAAGAACTCAAAGAAATTACATAAGAAGTAACATCTTGATAAACAGAAGGGTCAGAACTATAAAGCCAAACTTTAAGATTATTAGCCATTTACCTTCTCCAAGTATCGCCAGCAATACGCTCATACTCTTGAATAGCAGAAACCAAAGCTTTACCAATCATAGTTCCACTAGCACCAGGCGCAACACTAATCGAAATATTGTAACTAATAGCCTTCGACTTAGCTTCTTGGAAAGTCTGATATTGACTTGTCCCTTCAGCAAAAGGGTTACGAAGTTGTCTAGCAGTAAACAAACTAGGCTTCAAATAGTCAGGCAAAAGAGTCACATTAGTTCCAGGTCGCATTCCAGCAATTTGACTACCGATAAAAGGCGCTCTAATCTCTTGAGTAACATTAGCCAAATTCAAAATACCGCTCTTAATATTTTTATTGAAAACTTCAACTGCATCATCACCCATAGAATCAATAGCATCAATTAACGCTTGTCTCTGAGAAAGAAACCCGTCAATAAGCCCATTACCCATGCGCTCACCGACAGACTCCATTTTCTGTGCAACCTTAGCCCCAATATCGCCAGAAACCTTACGAATACCACTAAAAGTCTTATTTAAACTTGTAATACCTTCTTTACCAGAAGCCAAAATAGCTTCAGCAGTAGCATTACCAGCATCAGGGCCAGCAGAAACAATCTGCTGAATCAACTCAGGGTCAAGATTAGCCTTCACCAAACGAGTCAGATTTTCAGCAAAACCCTTCAACTTTCCTAAATTCTTACGGAAAGTATCAGCAATATTGCCTGTCCCCTTAACTACACCAGAAGCAACAACCTTAAACTTTCCAGCAACATAAGTGACACTTTCAACAATAGATTTCTTATTGTCATCCAATACCGAATTTATATCGAAAGCACTAATCAAATCACTTTGAACACCTTTAGCCTTGTCAATCAAAGCATCAATAGCATCAGTAGTTTTCTCAACTTGAGTAGTTGCAGCTTTAGCACTACCCTTAATATCATCAATAGCATTAAATGGAATCTTCTTAGACAAAGTATTAATCATCTCTTTGCCATTGCCGTCAACTTCAAGCACCGAGTCATTCAAACCATTAAAACCGTCAGTAGTTTCCTTTAAAACTTTATTAGCATCTTTAAAGAAATCTCCAATAAAAGGAATACTCGCCAAAGCATCAACAAAAGCGACAACCGCTTTAACCGCAAGAGTCAAAACCCAACCTAAAACAGTCAAAATAGGGACAAGCGCAACACCCACAGTCCTTGCAAAAAACTCAATAATAGGAATTAAAGGCTTAAAAAGCTGGATAAGAAGTTTCAATATTTCGACAAGCGGCACCATCAAAGGCTTAATCAAATCAATCAAAACATCAATAATTGGACTTATCGCTTCCCACAACAACATAAACAACTCAGATAAAGGTTCAAACAAAGGACTAAGAACCTGCACAACCTTACCAAAAGTCTCAAAAATAGGGGTCAGTTGTGGCCCCATTTTTTCAATAAGCGGAGTCAAAGAGTCAAGAAGGGTGGCTAAAGGCTTCTGCAAAGCAGTTCCCAAAGCGGCCTTCAAATTCTCAAAAGCGGCAGATAAATTCTTTTGAGCAACAAACAAACTATCCGATTGACGGGCATAAGCACCCTGAGCATCCTGAGAACGAGAATAAAGTAAATCAAGACGAGCCTGAGCCTGAGCATGGCGCAAAGCGGCACCAGTTAAATTCTTTTGACCACGAGCAGCAAGCAAAGCATTAACTTCAGCCTGCTTCATAGCAACACCGAACTTTTCTATCGGGTCATACTCACCACGAAACAAAGCCGTCATACCAGTCAAAGCTTCAGAAACATCATAACCATAAGTAGCCGCAAGGTCCGAAGCCAAACCAACAAGATTTTTAGTTTCCTTAGCAGTAGTAGCCATGTCAAAACCAGACTGCTTCAAAACCGAACCCAAGAAAGTAGATGACCTAGCCGCATCAACCTGACTCAAACCAATATCTTTAGCATCCTTAGTGAACTGTTCCATCACAGGAGTCATGTCACCAAAAACACCTTGCAAACCAACAAGGTTACGGTCAAGGTCACGAGCAGCACCAGTAGCATCCTTAATGAACTGACCAGCACCAACAGTCGCAAAAGAAACAGCAGCTAAAGCAGCAGTAGTCTTAAGGTTCTTTAGAACAGCCGTAAAACCCTTAGTCGCACTCTGAGCCTGGCGAATACCCTTAGCATCAAAAGCCGAAATAATCGGAATAAAAATGGAACCAGCCACTATGACCTCAAATCTTGATTAATACGAGCATACGCCTTAGATAAAACATCCTGAGTTTTACGATAAGTCTTAGGGACACTCTGCCTAGCGGCAGGCCAAACAAAACGAGAACCCTTACCCTTCAAAGCCCTAATCATAGCGACACCCTGACCATTAATACGGTGAACCCTATAACCAGTAGCAGACCGAGAATACTGATACTCCCTAGTAACAGGTCTCCTATTCACCCAAGCACCAGAAGAACCAGCCAAGTCAGCCAAAACAGTCGCAGCATTATCAACCTTCAAACGAGCAATAGCAGTCTGAGACATCTTATTGCTTTTCATGCGATAACGAACCTGAGATGGTTTAGCGGTCTGAATAGCGACAGAATCAGCCTGTTTATTTCTATTCTGAGCATTAGGACCCCAAGTTAAACGACCAGGAACCTGAATAGGGTAAAAACCACTCCTAGTTTGCCTTCTACGCTTCTTGTGAATACCAGAAGTAGGCGGAACATCAGGAATAGCGTTTTTAACAGACTGTTGAACAGGTTTAGCGATATCTCTAAAATCTTTACGAAGTTGAGTAACCAAAGTAGGTTGAATACGACCCAACTCTACATACAACTCTTCAAAATCGGTGATATACAGGCCACTTCTATCACCACGAGTAACAAACTGAGCCAACACACACCACCAATCTAAAACTATTCTATCGGTTAGATTGTTGCTGGCTTCTCCAAACTAAATACCTGCCCATAGTCCACAACATTCTGTCAGAACACTCCAACAAACTATTAGGACTAATCCCAGTCTCACAAGCTAGATAGGCGATATACCAATGAGCAGAACTATCGCCCAAACCAACTATTTTGGGTCGGCTTCACTCGGCTTTACACTAACAACATCATCAATCCAGACATCAAACTCTTTAGTAGTTCCCTTAGTCCGATTCTCAGATGCCCACGCTAAAAATAAAAGATGCGTAAGTTTAGGGTTAGATTCAAGCACAGCAACCGACTGGTCAAACTTAGTTTCAAATCTGACCATATCGGAAGCCGAGCAAGTAATTTCTTTTTCTTCGCCAGAAACAAATTCAATGCGTAGGTTAATTTTCATTTATTTTCCTTAGATTAGGCTGTTGCACGAGAGACTGTGCCGCTAGTCGGCCAAGTCACGCTTAGTGTAGCGATATCCCCGACAGAAGCCGAGAATGGTTGGTATTGGCTAACAAGACATACAGCTGTCCACGCAGGGTTGGTGGCAGAAGTAGCAGAACTTGTTGGCTTTACAACAACAGTCGCATACGAGTTGTTTGTTCCATTAAACAAACCAGACAAAACTGAATCTACGGCTCCAGCACCAAAGTCCTGGAAGAAGTTTAGGGTTACAGAACCAGACTTCAAACCAGCAATTCTAGTTCTCCAGCTTGAACCAAAGGCGGTTGTTTCAATTTCATCCATTGAAAGGTCAAGGGAAACGCTCTGAAGGACATTTGAGAACGCAGTTCCATTGACTGTAATGTTGTGGTCAGTTGCAGCATATACTGGCACAGTAATTTCTCCTAATTAGCTTGGACAGCACAGTCAAACTCTGCTGTTAAATAAGTGTTTTCTGCTATTGTGACAGAGCCGTAGTTTCTCATGTCAGACACAACCAAATCAAATGCACGACCTTGAAGTGTCCTATCTGATTCTATCGCACTTTTTATACTAGACGAACCAGTTGGAGCGCAATAGGCATCAAGTGTATTCTGGGCTACACGCTCAGAAACTCTACCAACAAACACCGACACAATAAAATTATAGGTGTTCAAACCATTCTGAAAAGACTTATGATACTCAATGTTTTGTGGAGTAATTATAGCCAAAGGTGGATTTATGTTATCAGGGACAAACGCTGAAACACGCAAACCAGTAATAGTAGAAAGATTAGTTGCAATACCATCACGCAGTTCACTCAAACTAGCCATTACGCAACATTCCTAATTTTACGGTAAGAGTTCAACAACTGAGCCACATCAGGGTCAATCCTGCTAGAAACCCTAAAGAAACCAGTATCAGGACTAGAAATAATACCTAAAGGTGAGTCAAGGCGCTTAAACAATCTCATAGCCTGAATAATAGTAGCCTGCTTGACAGCAGTAGGAACAGCACTCCAACCCCACACTCCAGTTATCTGCACAGTAGCTTCTTCATAATCAGAATCATAAGGAAACTCATAAACACCAACAGCCCGAACACGAGTAATAGGCCAACCAGTCAAACCATCAACCACACCATTCAAAGGCTCAGTCTGATAATCATTTACAGTCCAAACCTGGTCAAAAGTTTTATTCAATAAAGTAGAAACAGCAACAGAAGAAATACTGATTGCATCATCAATAGCCACACAATAATCATCACTAGGCACAAAAACCCTAGTAGCAGTTCCAGCATTATAGAAACTACGCATAGTGTATTCATCAACAAGTCGAGAAGCAGACTCTAAAGCAAGCTCCAATAGCCCATCATCAACGCTATCCTGGATGCGTAAAGCAGTCTTTAGTTCATTTAATGTGGCATAACCATTTACTACAGGCACAATCACTCCTAGTATCTACTAGCCAATTTTATCGCTATTTACTATACGCTTCTTCAACTCAGTAGTGCTAACACCAGCAGTATAAGGCACATAACATAAAACAATCTTCAACTCATCCAGCCAATCCTGCGTAAACTGCATTTGAGCATAATAATCTTTCTTAGCCCAATCATCCCCAATAACCACAAAATCAGGCAAAACATTCAAAATAGCAGGCTTACTATCAGCACCACCAATATTCTCCACAACCGAATCAACATACCTACAAGACATCAGAACCGCCTTACGCTCCGCAAACGACATCACAGGGGCTTTACCCTTATAGGCTTGAATAAACTCGTCAGTATTCAGGCTAACCACCACACGCCCATCCTGACCAGCAATCTTCTTACATTGCTTCAAAAACTTCACATGACCTGCATGAAATAAGTCAAAAGTTCCACCTGTATAAACTACTCCCACGAGTTATCCCGCCTAATTCGTAAAGACCAAGCACCTTCAGTAAAATCCTGCTCATTTTCTTTCTTCAAATACAGTAAATGATTACGAGCAAAAGTAGTGTTATTCTGGCTATGAAAACCACTAGCCAAAGTAGAACTATTATCGTGATGTAAAGCCGCATGAATAAAATTAGCTTTGAAACCAGCCTTCATTATTCTGCGTTCATAATCATTATCTTCAAAATAGATAGGGTGGAATCGTTCATCAAATAAGCCAACATCTTCCACAACCTTCTCACCTAACACAAACCCAGACCATTTAGGCATAATGCTAAGAAAGTTGATAGTAGTCGTATCAACCTGTTTAGTTATTGTTTCTAACGCACCAGGCGCAAACACGCTATCATCATTCACTAAAACCCAGTAAGGAGCAAAAGGCGTGGACTTGACAATCAGATTCAAGCCACCACCATAACCCAAACCATAAGGCACTTGAATAAGCCACATACGCTCAACCAAATCAGGTTTTATAGGTTTATAAGTTTGCTTACCAGAATTATCAACAATAACTAAATCCTTCACAGGATAATCAATAGAAGCCAATAATCTGTCAGCAAAATCAAACTTAGAGTAAGTCAAAAACCCCAAAACTGGTATCACGCAAGTAACTTCTTCCATAATGGAAGCCAATGCTCAGTCCAAACAGTATCAACATCAAACTTTTTAGCAAACTCAATACTCGCTTCACTACGCACTCTAGGAGCCTTATATGCCTGTTCTAATGCTTCAACAATGGCAGGAATACTAGGAGTCTGCCACCAAGCGTTCTGACCAGCATCCCAAGCAGGCTGACCTTCAACAAGCCAACAATCAGACGAAACAAGGTCAGGAGTAGCCGCCCAATTAGAGCCAACCACCCTTGTCCCACAAGCTTGCGCTTCTATAGTCGGCACACCAAAGCCTTCCCCAAAACTAGGTGCAAGCATCACATCCATAGCAGTATAGAAAGCCGACAATACTTCCTGGCTAATCCCATACTTATAGTCAGCCATGTCAGGAAAAATAATTTGTTCAGGCTTTATACCTAAAGACTCACACAAAACAAACAAATTCCAACCACCAGCACCACCAAAAGGGTCAGTATGTAAATACAGTTTCGCATCAGGCTTATCTTTAGCAAAAATACTAAAAGCCATAATATTCTCAGCGAAAGCCTTACGGTGAACCAAACCAGAAGCCTTATTAGCTGCGTTCATGCCGACAACAAAATCATCATCAGTCAAACCCATAAACTCTCTAGTTTTTACGCCATTAATCTCAAAAGTAGGTTTAATTTTCTTAGTATCAACAGCATGTGGAACATACTCACAAACTAAACCATTCTGCTCCATCTGACGGACACCATGCGGACTCATAGCGATAGGAACAACATTAGGTTTCTTCAACCACTCTAAAACCATAGGTGGAATAGTAATGTGGTCAAGCGGCACCCACGAAGCAATCTTTTCAATGTTGTCATAAGCCTTCCCTTTCAGGACCCACACATCATAAAGCGTGAATAAGACATCATTCAAAGAGTCCTTACGGCCAAAATTCACGCTATTCACATGATGCTTATGATTCATAGGGATAACATCATTTGAATACGGTTCAAAACCACGAGCATAATGCGGAATCTCACCATGCGGAGTCTTTAAAACACTATTACTGCCTTCCAAACCAAAATTACTTAGCGCAGCAACATTAACACCATCACGCTTCAAACGGTCAACCAGATAACCCGCCTGAACACCATACCCAGTAGGAGTATAAGGCGAATTAGATAAAACAGAAACAATACCCTTTAATTTTGGCATAGGACTTTCCTTTTCTCGTAGGTAATACTAGACTAGCATAAGAAAACCCCCCAACGCCTACGCACATTGGGGGGTTTTCCGTCTAATCAAGGATTAGCTTGCGCCACCCCTGAAGAGTTTGACATGACTTGCGTGAGTCAAGTTACCGTCAACACGCATCTTCACTCTGAAGGTAGTCACATCCTGGTTGAACGCATAGTCAGGAGACTGTGCAATATCAATACCGCCAGCGATACGAACCTTGTATGAAGGTAGGTGACCGAAAGCAACTGAACGAGCGTTCACAGCGACAGCAGCTAGAGCAGGGTTCTCATAAACAGGGAAGCCTAGAACTGTGTCAGGAGCGCCTGAAGTTCCTGGAACGAAAATGTAGTTACCAGCACCATCCTTCAGCTTGCGAAGAACACCAAGCGAAGAAGTAGCCATCTGGAAACCAACACCAGGAAGCTGACGAGCAGCACCATCAATGCTGTAAACAAGGTCAATCAAGTTGTCGTAAGTGAAAGCACCTGCGACACCTGTTCCACCAGTTACACCAGTCGAAGCAGCAGTAACCAAACCAGTCGGCTGGACAGTTCCAGTTCCAACAGTTAGGTCATTGTTTACTCTGAAACCAATTTCGTTACCTGCCTGCTCTGCAATCAGAGAAGTTAGGTCGAATCCAGCATCCGCAATCAACTCGTTGGCCACGCCGACAAGGAATGAATACTTGTAAGCACCAAGAGTGATAGATGAGAATGTTGGGTCGCTAGAGTTGATAGCCGCAGTTGCAGTAGCAATCGCAGCAGTCGAACGAGCGGTTAGAGTTGGGATAGTCAGGTTCTCACCAGAAGTAGTGTTGAAAATCTGGCTGGTCTGTAGCATAGGACCAACTAGACGAGCAACCTGGAATACCTGGTTGTAGAACGACTGTGGAACGGTGTTGTTAGAACCAACAAGCAAACGCTTTTCAGGAGCAAACTCGAAATTCCTGCGCTCGCCTAAAGCGATAGCACGAAGAATGTCAGAGTCGCTTGAACGCTCTTCACTTGGGGTGAACGAAGCAGCAGCTTCAGCAGCTCTCTGCTCACGCTCTGCGGTGGCACGAATTGACTCAATAACTTTCGCTCTCTCGTCAATGTCAGCCATGATACGCTCGTAAGTTTGCTGTTCTTCACCAGAAAGGTCACGCTTCTCAGCGGCAGCCTGGTCAAGAAGAGCCTTAGCTTCTTCGTAAGCCTTCTTACGAGCTTCTTGCTGAATCAAAATATAGTCAGACATAAAACTCCAATTTAAATAGGGATAAGGGACATCTGCGGTGCTGACACTCAACAGGTGTAGCGGTGCTGACACTCAACTACATAAACAAGTCTAATAAACAAAAATAATACGCTTAAAAGAAAACCCCACTAGGTGAAAGGGGTAAACCTAGTGGGGTGCAGTCGCTAGGAAAGGGAATAACTAGCGAGTCTCTTTTACTTCAACAACCCTGACTTCTTTGGCAGGGGAGTCAATAGCAATAATAGCATCAGCAAACGCTTCTGACAAGTCCTTAATTTCACCAGCAGCAGGATTACCTGCAACCGACAAGATAGCTGCAACAATCTGTTCTTTAGTAGCCATTAGAGCATCTTTCCTTCAAGTTCATGTTTCTTTAACAGCAAGTCTATCACCGTAGGTTCATCAACCTGCTCTACAGGCTGTTCAGACTTCTCTTCAACCTTAGACATCTGCTTAATGACATTAGTCAACAAATCTGCTTGGTCAGGAGTCAAAGACTCTTCAGTTTCTAACGCTAATAAAGCATCAGACAACTTCTCAACATTTACATTATCTAAAGAACGCACTTGGGCAACACTCGCTTCGTAGGCTGGAAAGGTCACTATTGATACTTCAGCAAGTCTAACAGACTCTAGCGTTCTAACCTGACCATCCGCACTCCAAGAATCCTTTTGAACGGTAAAACCAAAAGACATCTTATTGACATCTCCACGCTGCATAAGAATACTCAAATCCTTACCACGAGTAGTAGGAGCAAGGTCGGCTTCAACACGCAAACCATGAGTATCTTCCCACAGGCGCATAGTTCCAGACCTAGTAGAAGCCAAAACTTCACCAGAATCGTGATTCCACAGCAACTTCACATCATTCCGAGCCTGCAAAGTTCTCTTGAAAGCACCAGGAGCAATACGCTCAGTAAAAGGCAAAGGTTGGCTGTCGCTATTGAACACAGCCGCATAACCAGAGAAAGTCATTTTGTCTCCGTCAGCCCGAATCTCAAAATCAACATCAGAAACACGAGTCTCAGAAGCAGGCTTCACGCCATTAATCTTGCGTAAAGTAGCAACAATTTTCTCGGCTCTATTAGTGGCTCTCACCTGAGCATCAGTCATCTTCATCCTTTGTCCAGATTCTCTCTTTACAATACTAGCCGACCAAGTAAAGCCAGCATCCCCGCCCCAAGCATCCCACATTATTCTTCCGTTACTAGGATTCTCGGTATTATAAAAATCTTTGCCTTTTTTATCTACTTCATGTCTGCTGAAGAATGAATACATTCGTTTCACAACACTTAAAGACATAGAACGACCAGCAACAATATCGGTAGCACGACCCCAACCAACAGGAGTTCCAGCACCAGTAGCCTTACCTTCTTTTTTCCAACGCAAAGCCCTAGCAGCAGCTCGCTTCATACCAACAGTAGGTTTATAGGTCGCTAAAGCCCTATCTTCTTCGACATCTTCAGGCTCTTCCATCATTTCTTTAAGAACAATCTTCTTAGCATCAGACATCAACATCCCGATAGTGTAAGCAGTTGGCTGCCACTCACCATCTTCCATTTCAAAAATACGAACAGCCATAGCAGGATTCTCAGGAGTTGACTCAATAGCGTATTCAGAGCCTTCAACGCCATAAACTCCACCTTCGGACATAATGTGTTCAACTAAACCAACTACAGGACCTTCAGTAGTCAAACCCATCACATAATCACCTTCAGCGATAGGATAGTTAGGTAAAGCACGAGTATATTCGCCACCAGGCTCAATCTTCTCAGACAACGAAACCGCAACCATCTGCTTAACAGCATCCTGCTTAGAAGTGTGACAACCAATGGTCACAGGCTTATCATCTTCAATCTTGACGGTAGCCCAACCAGAACAATCATCTTGCTTATCGCTAATGTAATAAGGCATAAGTTATTTACCTAGATTCGCTTTCAAATCGGCTAATTCACTCTCTAACAATTCTATCTTTTCAAGCAAGATAGTTACGGCTTGATGAGCTGCAATCAAACCATCAGGATTAATGTAATTATTTTCTTCCCAATCCTTCAATAATTGTCTAATCTCATCCATTATGACCACGCACTTCCAACTTCGCTTACAGTTCCATTTCCTACAGGTTTAATTTTTAGGAAAGAACCATTACCTATAGACCAACCATTATCAGCGTTAGTATTATTGACAGAAACAAATGGGTAAAATCTTGTCGTTCCAGTTCCAGTAACACGAATAATGCCTTTAGCTCTAATAATAGAGAATCTGCTACCGCTTGTTATAGCAGCTGAAAATGTGTGTGTTCCTGTTGATTGAGTGGCTAAAGTTGTCAAAGTCATAGCGTTATTGAAACCAGTAGTATTGCTCGCAAAATCATATTGATAAAGCGGGCTATTTGTAGGTGTTCCAGAAACAGTAGTAAAGTTTAGACCAAAAGTTCCTGCTTGAGTTGAACCCAAAACAAATGTGTGTGTAACAGTCATATATAGTTCAAACTCATAGGTTGTTCCAGCAACAAGCACCAAACCTTTTGTTCCACCATTAATAATGCTTTTACCTGTTGTAGTAGCAGAAAAATCTAAAGCCACACCAGCAGTAGGGGCAGTCCAATAATATTCTTGAACATCAAGCGCCCTACCAGTCGTAGCGTTAGATGTTTCATAGAAAACAGTTCCGTCATACTCTCTTGCACCAGCAGTAGCAGTATTTAAAGCCGTTCCTGACTGGAAAGTAAGCGGAGAAGTTGCAGTTCCACCAGCAACAAGCGTTAAATTGCTTGTTAATGTTCCACCAGTAAATGAACCACCAGAAACAGTATTCCAAGTAGGAGAAGCACCTGGACCAGCAGAAGTCAAAACCTGGCCAGTAGTTCCAGCAGAACCATTCAACAAGATAGGTGCGGTAGTTCCAGAAACCGCTAAACCAGCAGAAGAAACAATAGAACCAGCAGTATTTACACCGCCAGCACCAACAAAACGAGAAGAAGCAACCGCAGAAGTGCTAGAAATATTATCTATAAGCGTTTCTTCTAAACCGCTTGCACCTGTAATAGATACAAAGCGTAATGTTCCAGCAAGAGTGCCATCACGAACATAAATTCTTGCTAAGTTAGCACCAGGATTAGGTGCTGCTGCTGTAGTTCTAGTAAAAGTTATTTCTCCACCAGAGTTACGCAAACGAGCATCAACAGCCGCACCTGAAGTTTGCAAAACAGCAGCTCTAAAGGCTCCACCTGGACCCATATAAGCGAGAGTTCCACCAGTTGAGTCCTGCCATTCTTGTAAGTTTGCTGACTGTGATGCGACACCCCTAACAACAATTCCAATAACAGCAGTTCCATCTGTGCTTGTTTGTATTCTTGCGCCATAGGTTGCGCCAGCAGTATTTACACGCAAACTAGCATTATTGATGTTTAGAAAGCCTGTAGAAGCAACATAGGCTACTGTGCCACCAGTAGAACTCAACCATTCAGTTAAGTTGGCTGTTGCTGTGGAATTTGTGTTTTGAACACGCAAAGCAGGGTTAGTGAAAATACCTGTATCAATAATCGTTCCAGTATTACCTGTTTGAATTCTTGCGTTATTGAATGTCGTTGTGTTAGTCAAAGAGTTTGAACGAACACCATTGAACGCTTGTAATACACCTGACGAATCAATTCCAATAACAGTTCCACCGCTAGAGTTTTGCCATTCAGTTAAATATGCTGATTGAGAAGCAGCACCACGAACAGTCATAGAAACTACAGCAGGGTCAGAACTTTGCAAGAAAATACGACCATTAGTTCCCGATAAAAATGAACCGCTACCAGAACCCCACAAAACTGAACCAAGATTATTTACCGTAACAAGATTTGTGCCAGCACTATTTCTAATCTGCATCAAATCAGCAGACTGGCTTGCAGTTCCAATAACAACCAAACCAATATTCGCTGTGCCATTAGTTCCAATAACTTGAGCATCAGTAAAACTATTACCGCCAGCAAGATTAGCTTTACCAGCCAAAGAAGAAACAAGATTAGTTACCTGAGACTGAGCCAAAACAAGAGCTGACTGATTAATGCCAATAACAGGAGCAGTAGGAGTTCCAGTATTAGTTATAGGCGCAGTAACAGCAACAGAACCAACAACGGCAGGAGTTTTAGTTTTTGTGTAAACCCACGCCACACCATTCCAAGTGTAAGTAATCCCACCGTAAATAAAAGTTTGACCTACAGTTGGACTAGAAGGATAAGGTATAGGCATTACGCCACCTGTTGAGCAGTCAAAATTATAGCTGCGGTGCTTGGTCTAATTGGATTAGTCAAAGCAGAATAAGACTCCAAGCTTACAGTTGTATTTGTGGCAGACCAAACAAGTTCAGCGTATTGATTAGGTGTAAATCTTAGAAAATAGTTCCAGCCAATAATATTGTGTGCAACTTCAGTAGCAGATTTTCTAGCGTTAATAGAGATAAAACCAGTTGAACCAGGAACATCTACACCATTTATTCTCAACCAAACATAAATGTTTTCGATTGAGTTTGAAGTGTTTTGAAATTGTCCAGACCATTGAATGTTATATAAACCAGCAGTAGGAAAATTTATTCGACTTGTATTTGAAATGTAGACATCACCAGAAAAATCTGTTGTATCTAACGGCATAGCATAAACAGCAGTTGTATCTGCAATTTGTTGCCTACCATTAAATTCAAAAGCCCCATACTTTTTGAACGGAGCATCAACAACTTCAACCGTATTTTCTGTAATAGCAACATTAACAGCATTATTTACAGTCGTAATGACTGGATTATTCTCGACAACAACTATAGAAGTTTCACTCATCTAGTCACCTGCGGAGTGACAACAAATTTGCCTTCTAATAAACGGTCAGTTATTCCACCGCCTGAAATAATTTCAAGGTCATAAGAATAATAACCATCAGCGATTGCGCTAGTTGCTGTGGAAGCGATAGTAATAAGAATAGTTCCAGCAGTTCCACCTAAAGTAATGCCAGAACCATTTGTTAAAGAAACAACTGTGCTAGTAGAGTCAAAGGTTTCTCGAACCTGCATGGCAGCTGTATAACCAGTAAAGTTCATAGGTAATCCGTTTACTGTTACGGTAAAGGTTTTATCAAAAGTTACACCTTGTGGACAGGTAATGTTATAAGTTGCTGGATTTATCATTGTCCACCCCCAACAAAAGTAAGAGCAGGTAAACCAAGCATCTTCAAAACTTCCTGTGGGTCATAGCCAGTAGCGACAAGCGTTTCAGCCATCTTCACCTTAGCTTGAGTTTCACTCAAATCAGCAGCACTCAAATTCACATTTGCCAAAGGCACTCTAAAGACATCTCCACCTTGAACAGCAGGTTCATCTTCCAGTTTCTTTATCTCATTGATTGACTTGAAACCAGACTGTAAAGCAACGCTATAAGCCTGATAGCGTGAGTTCAAATCTCCACGAAGCAAAGCAGAGAAATTAAATTTTATGAACGCAGAATTAGGTAGCAATCTGCTATAAGACCACTCAATCTTCTCTAGGATAGGGCGAAGCGTGTGAGAAATGAACTGAAGGTTATTTTGTTCAACTGAAGCATAACTAGCAGTATCAGGAACACCAAGCATGTGTAGCGGAATGTTGAACGCTCTAGCAATCTCTTCAACCGCAAACCTACGAGAATCTAAGAACTGTGCTTGGTCATTAGGAACCGTAGTGTCAACATACTTAGCACCACCAGACAAAATACCTGTTCTGTGAGCCTTTTTGAAACCCCTATGGCGTGAATCAAAACTATCCCGCAAATCTTTTGCTTCTTCAGGAGTTAACTCACCAGGATATTCAATTATTCCCTGAGTAGTAGAACCCTGACTAAAGAATCTAGCTGCGTAAGCCTGCAAAGCAGTAGCCACACCAAGAGCATCTTTCAGTTTCTCTACACGACTCAAACCAGTCAGCGAACCAGGTGTAGCCAAATCAATAATGTGGATAACTTCATCAGAACTCAAAGGTTTAGGTTCATCAGCATAAATAAAAATCTTGCGACCAATAGCCGAACGCTGAACAGTCATCTTGCTAGGGTCTAACGCAACAAGGTTTACAACTTCGCCACGATTATCTCTAAATACACGAGTATAAGCATTACCTGAGACAAGTAGAGAAGCAACGACAGAACCAAAGTGTGCTTGACGAGTAGTGTCAACATCAGGTTGGTCAATCCACGCTGGCTTTGGTCTATACGGTCTGCGTTCACCATCAACACGAATGTAAGCATCAACAGGCAAAGTAGAAATAGTGTCGCTGATAAGGCTTACTGCTGAGAAGAAAGCAACTACTTCATAAGCGTTCTTACTATTGATAGCGACACCAGCTTGACTTTCAGTAGTCAAATCACCGCCAAGAGAAAAAATACTCTGATACGAAATTGACCGAGTATTTAAAAGTCTTTCAAGCATTACTTCTTATCCGTTCCAAGAGCCAGACCAAACAGCAGAACACCAACACCTAAAGTAATCAAACCTGCTGGCAGATAGATAAGGCTAACCCCAACCGAAATCGTAAGGATGCCTACCGCTTGAATTATTGAAGAAATCATTATTCACCTATCACAAAAACTTTGGCACTATCCGCTTTTCCATTTTAGCGCCTGCTCTGTCATACGCCAAGATAGCGGCAACCGCAGCATCTATTCTACGATTACTTGCTCGATTCTCTTTGACAATACGAACACCCAAACTATCTGTCTTAACCACAGCGTTAGACAGATGCCTAGCCAACAACGGATTACCGTCATGCGTGACCCGCTTCTCCACCACAGCATCAAAAAAATTAGCGCAAGCAGGAATCATACGCTTCGCAGAAGTAGAAGGCCACTCAACGATAGGCACGCCAGCATCAGCCAATGCTTCCATAGACCTTTGCCAACGATAAGGGTCACAAGCGACTTCCCTAACCTTATATTTAGCGCAAAAGTCTCTTATAGCGTTTTCAGCATCCAAAATGTCCACACGCCAAGAATCATCAGCATCAACAGGTTTCTCCCAAGCCTTCACCAAAAAAATGTAAGGTTTATCTTCTTCATCCTTTGGTTTACGGCAACCAACAATAACAGTCGTGTCTCCAGAGAACGAACCATCAAAACCCAACACATACTCTGCATCAGGGTCAAGTTCCACAGGGTCAGCACACGCATCCCAAACACCAGTAGGCAACCAAGAAATAGCACTAGATACCCATTGATTACAACGCTTAGTTCTAAACTCTGATTCAGGTGTCCGCAACACGGCAGACTTATAGTCCGATAAAGCACAAATATCGTCTATACCAGGATTAGCCATCCGCCAAGTCTCTTCTAACCTATGGTCTGCTTCAATAGGGGCTTCATACCAAGCCATAAAAAATGTTGGGTCATCAATCTCACCACGAGCCACACGCTGACCATACTGATACAACGAATACGCAATACTGTCCTGACCAGTAGAATCCGTTTTCACACCAGCAGTAGTAATCGCAATCATAGAAGCCATGTTGCCACGAGCGCCCTGAGCTAACGACATAACATCAAAAAGTTCACGATTAGGTTGAGCATGGAGCTCATCCAGCACAATTAATGTTGGACTAAGACCTTCCTTAGTGAACGCTTCACTCGATAAAACACGATAAATACTGCCAGTAGAAGGAACTTCAATAGCATCCCGATAAAGTTTCACCATCTCCAACAAATCAGGGTTAGCTTCAATCATCTTCTTAGCATCAGCAAACACAATACGAGCCTGGTCCCTATCAGCAGCACAAGAATAAACTTCAGCACCATTGATACCCTGAGCCAACAACCCATAAATACCCAAAGTAGAAGCCAAAGCCGACTTACCCTGCTTTCTCGGCATACCAATCAAATTGATACGGTGCTTCAAACCCTTCTCATCATAAGCAAACACATGGCGCAACAACTCCTTCTGCCAATCACGCAACACCAAAGGCGAACCAGCCGAACCAGCAACACTATCCTTCGTAATAATGCCAAAAGTCTCAGCAAACGCAATAACAGCATCCCCTTTACCATTAGCAATCTGCTCATCAGAAACAGGGGTCAACCAAGCAGGTGGCCAACTAGCCATGCTTCTCCATAAACTCAGCCAACTTACTCTTAGCCTTCACTTCAGCCAAACCATACTTAGAACGGTCAACAGGAGTCCAAGCCATCAAACTCAAGTTAGTTACAAGCGAACGCTCCAAATCACGCAACTGCCTACGGTCACGCCAAGCATTATCATCATTAGCAGCCACCTTCTCAGCCAAAATAGCCTTCAACTCTTCACGCTCATCAAACATTTCAGCAGTCAACTGCACAAGCCAAGCATCAGTCCGCCCCAACCACAACTGACCCTTACCCCAAGCTTCCACCCAAAACGCTTCACCAACAACACCCAAAGGGCGCAAAGGCTCAGGACTATGACCCAAATTAGGCAAATCAACCGTATTCTTCGGTAAAGCCCGCTTACCAGGATTACCAAGCAGTCTCTTCTGCTCAATAGGCTTCGGGGGATTAGGCATAACAACTCCAAACTCGTAGATGCTCGGTAAAACAAGCCTAACACCTAAAAAGGGCTGAAATGCGGGTTTATGCGTTCTAT